TCGTAGCGCTGTTCTGCGAGCATGACCGAGGCGCGTGATAATCAAGGCCGGGCTGTTTTCAAGCTGCGGGCTGGGACGAAGGTTGCGGACTTCGTCTGTTCGTCGCGGGTGGTCGACATCCTGCTGGGGCCGCTCGGGTCGGGCAAGACCCGCGGGCTGTGCGCGCGTGTGATGCGGCATGCGCAGGAGCAGCGTCAAAGCCCACGTGATGGGTTGCGCAAGACGCGATTTGCGATAGTGCGCAACACGCATCCTGATCTCAAGCGCACGACGATCCGCACGTGGCTGGCGATGTTTCCTGAGCACGTCTATGGCCGGTTCAATTGGGGACAGGCCATGATTCATGCGATCAAGTTTGCCGACGTCGAGACTGAAATCGACTTCATGGCGCTCGACAAGCCGGAGGATGTGCGCCGGCTGCGCTCGACCGAGTATACGGGGATTGCCTTCAACGAGATCCCGTTCATTCCCAAGGATTTGTTTGACGAGGCTGGTTCGCGCTTGCGCTATCCTTCGCCCGAGGATGGCGGGCCGACGTGGCGCGGCGTGATTGCGGATGGGAATGCGCCTGATGAGGATCACTGGCTTGCGTACATGAGCGGCATGGTGGATCTGCCGCCGGGGCTGACCGAGGAGGAGAAGGAGAAATATCGTTGGCCGGAGAGCTGGGGGCTGCACATTCAGCCTCCGGCGCTGATCGAGAAATTCGACGAGCGGGGACTGCTGATCGGATATACGGTCAATCCCGAGGCTGAGAACCTCGAGAACTTGCCGCCGCGTTACTATGAGGACCAGATCGTCGCCAAGTCGAAGGACTGGATTGACAGCCGGCTGATGGTCCGCACCGTGCTGGTCATCGATGGATCGCCGGTGTGGCCGATGTTCCGCCGGGAGTTTCATGTTGCGCGGGAGATATTGCGGCCGGTGCCGGGTCATGATGTCTTGGTGGCTCTGGACTTCGGGCGGGTCTATCCGGCCGCTCTGTTCATTCAAGAGATCAACGGCCGTATCAATGTGCAGAACGAGATGTTGGGATTCAACGAGGGCGCGACGGTGTTTGCGCCGAAGGTGAAGAGGTTCCTCGAACAGAAGTATGCGGGCTGCGGCTTTCGGTGCGTCGGCGATCCCAAGGGAAGCGACAGAGGGCAGGCGACCGAGCAATCGAGCTATGACGTGTTCAAATCGTTCGGCATGCCGGTGACGCCGGCGCCGGTGAAGCTCAATGATATCTCGCAGCGCATCGAGGCGGTGGCGTTTGCGCTCAACGACAATCCGAGCGGCGTGAATCGGCTGGTGATTTCTCCGATGTGCCGCACGCTGATCGTCGGCATGGCGGGCCGTTACCACCTGGTGCGCGAGGAGGACGGCGAGCTGAGGCCGAAGAAGGACAAATACTCGAACCTGTGCGATTGCCTGCAGTACGGATGCCTGTCGATCGGCGAGGGGAGGCGGATGTCTGGTTTGAAGACGCTGCGCGATCTGCGACCAATCCAGGCCTATCACCGGCGCAAGAGCATGAGGAGGATCGAGGCATGAAGAATAGAATAAGTGTTTCGTTTGGTGAGAATTGCGTGAAAGAACACTACCTGTACTCCGTGCCAGAATTTGAGAGGTGCGATATTGTATCGATCTTTGAAGACTGTGGCCGGATCATAATCCAGGTCGCAGATGGATCTCTTGAAAGGATCCTCCGCGTTTCATTGGGAAAGGAATCCGCTCTCGCGTTGAGAAAAATACTGGATCAGGAAATCGCCACGTTAGGGTGATGGACATCATCTCGACCGACCTCGCGTGCGAGCCGGTCCTCTGGCACGTCGTTTTCAACCGCAAGACAGAAAGCTGGTGGGCGCGGTTCGTGCCCGGCCGCTTCAAGCATGTGCGAGCCTACGCCTATGTGCCAGGGCTGCACGTATGGATATTCTACGACGTGGGTGTGGAGGGCGCCGCCATCCAGGTTGCCGCGCCCGGGGCGCCGGCGAACGCGATCATCGCGTCCTGGATTGCCGACGCCGAGATCGTGACCGTGATGCGCCGGCCGCCGCATAAGGGGAGGATTCCCTTCGGTCAGTGGTGCGCGCCTGCGGTTGGTCATCTGTTGCGGTTAAGGCCGCGCTTCCCGGGCGCTACGTTGCTACCCGATACGCTGCATGCGGAATGTCTCGCCAATGGCGGAACGCCATTCGAGATGCCGCATGCACGACGCAACGCCAAGCCCGCCGCAACCAACGATCGTTGAAGACCCGACGCTGGGTCTGATGCAGACGCAGGCGCAAGCTGCGTCGATTGCGGCTGCCCAGCAGACCGCCCAGATCGACACCTCCCGCCTGATGGCGATCTACGGTACGCGGCTTGCGCTCGGCAATCCCCAGATGGGGTCGCCGCTCTCCTTTGGTCCCGCTGCCAGTCTGGGGGCGCCGGCGGCCGGTAGCTTCCCGGCGCTCGGCAACTATTACCAGACGGCTGCCTGATGGCTGAGAACGTCGATAGGGACGACTCGCCGCAGACCAAGCTTGCCGCCGACGGCATTGCCCGCCTTGCCGCCTGCCGTATCTGGAAGTCGCTTTGGGATCTCGATTTGCGTGAGTGCTATTTCTTCGCCACGCCGCAGCGCCAGCGCATGATCCAATCGTATTCGCCGCCGCCACAGCAGAGGCTGCTGGACGCGGCAGAGCTCAACACCGACCTGGCGTTCGAGCTGTGCGGGGATTTCGCGACCGAGGTCATCAACACCTACATGCCCGAGGCGCAGATATGGTGTGAGCGCGGGCGCGGCATGTTCGTGACCGAAGAGCAATTCATGCAGATTGCCAATCAGGTCAAGGCATCCGACGAGCAGGTCTTCTTCGCGATCAAGGCATCGAATTTCTACGCCGAGATCTCCAAGGCGTTCGACCCGGATCTGGCGATCGGTACGGTGTGCCTCTGGATCGAGCCCGGCGGACACGGGATGCCGATCAGGTCCATGGCGATCCCGATCCGGGAATTCGAGATCAATCTCGGTCCCGACGGCGAGATAGACGATCGCTTTGCCGTTCGCCACACGCGGAACAAGTACGTTCGCACGCTGCTCGGCGAAGAGATTTGGGACAAGGTCGATCCCGAGCTCAAGAAGACGATGGAGAAGACCCCGGAAACGCGCACCATGCTCGTGTGGGGCTATTGGCGCAAGTGGCTGCGCAAGGATGACGAAGTCTGGCAGCACGTCGTCTATGTCAACAACGATCTGGTTCATGATGCCGAGATCACCGGCGAGGGCTCTTGCCCGATGGTCGTATTCCGCTGGAACCCAAACCCTGATTGGCCATGGGGACACGGACCGCTGATGCAGGGTCTGCCGAGCTTGCGCCAGGTCGACGAATTCGAGCTGATGCGGTTCGAGCATGCGGAATTGTCGATCAAGCCTCCGATCGGTTTTCCCGACGATTCGTTCGCGGCGATCGAGCAGGGGCTCGAGCCCGGCATGGCTTATCCGATCCGTCCCGGCAGCGAAGGCGCCATGAAGGCGATCTACCAGGTGCCCCCGCCCGAGGCCGCCAACTACCAATATGAAGAGAAAGAGCATCGCCTCAAGAAGCTCTTCTTCGTCGACTTTCCCGAGCAGAGCGGCGACACGCCGCCGACGCTGGGACAGTGGCTCGATGAGATGGCGCGCGCGCAGCGGCGGATCGGGCGGCCCGGCCTGCCGTTCTGGCGCGAGGGTCCGGCGAAGATTTTCCTGCGCTACAAGTACCTGCTCGAGAAGGCGGGCGCGATCCAGCCCATCCGGGTCGACGGCAGGACCGTGAGCCTGCTGCCGTACAATCCGACGCAGCGGGCGGCCGAGCAGCAGGAAATCGCCATGGCCGTGCACGGTCTTCAGATCGCGGCGCAATTGTGGCCGGAGGAATACCGCATGTGGATCGACGGCAAGGCGACCATGAAGGCGTTGATGGACAAGATGCGGATCGAGCTCGTCAAGTTCCGCAATCCTGCTCAGGTCAATGAGGTGCTCGACCGGATGCAAAAGCTTGCCGGCGTCCAAGCGCTTGGCCAGCGCAATCCGACAGCGGTCTCGAATCAGGCACTGCCGTCGACCAATGGCGCAGCAGGAGCGCCGCAATGACCGACGAGGAAATGCGTATCGCTATCGACCGGATCGCGCGCACTGCGGACGGCGAGGCTTTGTATCGATGGCTGCAGTCCCAACTGATGCGAGTCTGCACGTCGGCCGAGGCGGGCACGTTGCAGGTCGAGCTCGGCCGCCGGACTCTCGCCCGAGATTTGATGGGCCATATGGCCAAGGGGATCGACGAGAGTGGGAAGCCCGGCACCGACCGACCAAGTGAGCGCGCCGTCGCCGTCGCCATCACCCGCGCCATCACCAGCCCCGGCCCCCGCGGCATCCCTCGCCGCGTCACCACAGCCGACCCCTTCGCCGACTCCGGCCCCGGCTCCGCCGGCGCGGCCTGA